CGACCAAGTTCATCAAGGCCGCGTTCGTCTGATCGCTGCTTAGGACCGAATTATGGCAACGTTTTCCATCACCCACGCCATGAGGCTGGAAGGCGTTGCTGTAGTTCAGACCCTCACCGCCACGGATGTCACTGTCGGGCAATCCGTGACGGTTGCTGGCGTAGGGAACGGCTTCGACGGCACATACACCGTTGTGGCCGTTCCCACGGCCCTCCTGATCGAGGTCGACGACGAAGGCGACTTCCACTACGACTGGGACCAGCTAATCCCGAACCAGTTGATGGTGATCGACGCAGGCGACGACGTTGAAAGGTACGCAGTCAGCCCGTTCGGCACGCTTACCTGGACGCCGACCTGCACCTGGATTAACGCCAACAACGTCACCGAATTCTTAGGCATCGCCACGGCGACAGCGAACGACACCGCGTTTATCACGACTTGCGTGAACGCGGCTAACGCGTGGGCCTACCGGAAACGGCAGGAGGCCGGCTACCGCGACAGCCTTACCACCAGCCCCGGCGGAGATGTCACCCTCGGCACCACCCTGTTCGCCGCATCCATGTACCGGCGTAGGGGCTCGATCGACGGTTTCCAGTCGTTTGACGTGATGGACACCACCCAGCCGGCCATGTCCATGGGCGACATCCACAAACTGTTGGGTGTCAACCGTAGCCAGGTGGCCTGATGACCGCCGTAGGCCCTCTTAACGACGTACGCACCGCGCTTACCACCGAGATCACCGCGGCCGGCTTCGTACCCGTCACCGACCCGCGGAACGCCCGCCCACTCACCATTTTCGTTGAACTCCCAACAATCACGGCGGTCACGCCCAAGGTGTTGGACCTCACCTGGACGCTCCGCGTGCTTGGCGCACCGCCAGGCAACCAAGACGCCCTCGACTGGATTTTCACCACAGTCGACACCCTCATCCAACGCCGATCCCTCGCGATCGTCGCTGGCACACCATCGTTGGCACAGATCGGAACCCAAGAACTGCCCGCCTACGACCTGACATCGCGCTACGGCGCCCACACCCACTAGGAGAAAACCTTGGCTACCACCACCGTCGTCCTGTCTAACGCCTCCGTCGCTATCGGCGCCGTCGACGTATCGGACCAGGTGCGATCCGTCACCCTCACCATCGGCTACGACCAGCTCGAGGTCACCGCCATGGGCGCCACCGGCCGTTCGTTCACGAAGGGCCTCCAGTCCGTTGACGTGACCCTCGAGATGTTCAACTCGTACGGCTCGAGCGAAGTTGAGGCCACGTTGCATGACGTGGTCGGCGATGACGCCGTCACCCTCACCATCTCGCCCAACGGCACCACCGAATCGGCCAGCAACCCGGAATACACGATCACCGGCGCGTTCCTCGCCAACTTCACGCCGATCACCGGCACCGTCGGCGAACTTTCCATGGTGAACGTCAACTTCGTTGGCGGCACCTGGGCTCGCGACATTACCAATCCGTAACCCATCCAGTTAGGAGCCCGACAGATGATTGGCTGGAACCTCAAAATCACGCTCGACGACGACCACGAGCACGAGGTACCCGTGACCTACGCCGTGGCCTGCGCCTGGGAGGATCACCACCCAGGCCAGGCCATGGAGGCCATGGTTCGCGAAGTCAAGTTCAAGCAGATCGCCTATTTGGCCTACCAGGCCTGCCTCAAGGCCAAGGTGCCCTGTAAGGCATGGCCGTCGTTCATTGACCAGCTCGGCGACGTGGACTTCATCCCAAAAGGCAAAACCAAGGACAAGCAACCCGACTCATAGCCACCCTGGCCCTCCGCACCGGCATCTCGCCTCGAGAACTGCTGGACAGCCCTCATTCCATTGTGGAGGACATGGTGCGACAATTAGTCGAGGAGGATCAGAAAGGAGCACCATGAGCGTCGAAGTCATTGGCCTCAAGGAAAACCTGCGTTTGCTCCAACGGATCAACCCGGCGTTGTCCAAGGAAATCCGCGGCGAGTTTCGCAAACTGGCAAAGCCAGCCGTGGACGAGATTGAGAAATCCAAGCCGTCAAAGGCGGGCCTGCCTCGAGGCTTCCAGCACGGTGGCCGTACCGGAGCCAATGCCGTCAAGAAAGTCAAAATCAACTTCAACACCCGTCGGGCCCGAAACCGCAACCTGGCCCAAGGCGCCCAATACGAAACCCTCGGCACCATTCGTATTCAGACTGCCGATGCCGCAACGGCGATCGCGGACATGGCTGGCAAGGTCGGCAACGTCCAAACGTCTGGTCGGAGTCGTGCCTATGCCCGTCGACCAAACGGCCATGCACTCAACGGCCAAGGTGGCTACATGATCCGGAAACTGAATACCTACGGCAACGCCTCACGGTTTATGTGGCCCGGTGCCGAACGCGGCTTGAACGAAACCGAAAACGAATTTGTCCGTCTTGCCAAGCGCGTCGAATTTGAGATCAACAAAGAACTAATGAAAATCGGGTCGTCGGCCAACGAAATCAGAGCATTGCAGAGAGGCCGCTAATGGCTATTACGATCCCGATAGTCACCGAATTCGCCGACAAAGGCATTGTCGCGGCGCAAGCATCCTTCGCTAATTTCCGCACCAAAGTCGGCGAGGCCGACGGCACCATAAACAAACTCAAAGCCGGTGCTGGCGCCGCGTTTGACAGCATCAAAGCCAACGCCATGCAAATGGCCATCGGAGCCGGCACGGCAATTGCAGGTTTTGCCGTCAAAGCAATAGGCGAATTTCAAAACCTTGCGCTCGAGGTTGACAAATTTTCAAATGCGACCGGGCTTGCCGCCGAGGAAGCCTCACGTTGGATCGAAGCGGCCGGCGACATTGGCATCGAATCCAACACACTCATTGGTGCGTTCAATCGGCTGAATCGGGCGGTAGGCGACAATTCCAAAGCGTTCGATGAATTAGGCATCGAAATTGTCAAAACGGCCGACGGTGCCACCGATGTCAATGCCACATTTTTGGCAACAGTTGACGCACTGCGAAACATTGACGACCCAGCCAAACGAGCCCGCCTCGCCACGCAACTTTTGGGCAAATCGTGGACCGAACTGTCCGAAATGGTCGAAATGGGCGCGACCGAACTTTCGGCCGCCCTTGAAAGCGTCAGTGATGCAAAAGTCATTGACGAAAACGAAATCCAAAAAGCCAAAGAATTTAGAGCGGCTCAAGACGCACTAGCCGATGCATTCCAAGATTTCACACTGGCAGTCGGCGAAAAATTATTGCCAGCCCTAACCCGACTTCTCCCAATGATTACTGCAATCGCCAAAGCAGGTGGCGAAGTAGTCGACGCGGTCGGCGGCGGCGACGGTGTGACCGCCGAATTGCTTGAAATGGGTGCAACCATTGACGAAATCGTCCGCAATGCGAACGATCCGCAAGAAGGCATCGAAATGGTCATGCGCGATTTGGGCATGACATTTGAGGAAGTAGCCGATGTCATTGGTGACGATTTATTGCCAGAAAACTACCGGCTCATTCAATCCTGGAAGGAAGGCTATTCAGCAATGCTGGATGCCAGCCGAAGCGCAAACGAATTGAGCGACAGTTTCGAAACTGTTGATGAGGCTCTTACGGAATTGAAAGGCAACATCGATGAACGGCAGGCATGGCGAAACCTGCTAGACACGATTGATGACGTGCGTTCCGCCGCAATACAGGCCTTCACGGAGGCGACGCCACAGGCAATTCGAGACTCCGAGGAAGCGTTAGATCGGGCCCGCCTCAAGGCCGCGGAATACATTGCGGAACTTGAATCCATTCCCGAGGAACAAAAAACCGAAATTATTGCGTCGCTCAACAACGCAAACGTGGACCAAATTGAGTCAATTCTCAACAACTTGGCGCGCGAACGTCGAGCCCAGATCATCGCCGACGTGTTTGGCGGTACGCCGGTCGCGCCTAGCCCGGTGCCACCATTGTTGCGACCAATCGGCGGGCGATCCGCCAGCACCAATGTCACCGTCAACGTGGCGGGCTCGGTCGTCGCCGAGCAAGACCTTGTCAACACCGTCCGCAAGGGCCTGATCGACAGCCAGCGCAACGGCGCACCGCTGGTTTACTCGAACTCGTGACCCTGCCCTGCCAACCCGTCACCGTCATCCGGCTCGGCGTTGGGGCCTCGTTCGGCGACCCACTCATTCTGGGCGACCAACTTGACGGCATCCTCGGCACCAACATCCTCGCCTCCAGCACGATCCAAGAAATCGACATTTCTAGCCAGGTGACCCGTATTTCGACCCGCCACGGCAGGGACCGAATGTTTGAGCAATACCTGCCCGGCCAAGCCACCATCGAATTCTTGGACTTCAACGGCGACTGGAACCCCGCCAACACCTCCAGCCCGTACTACCCCGAAATCAAGCCGATGCGGCAGGTCAAAATCCACACGACCTACAACGGCACCGAATACGCCCTATTCTCCGGTTTCATCACTTCCTGGGATTACACCTGGGCCGACGCCTCCGCCGACTACGCGATCGTCACAATCCAAGCCACCGACGGCTTCCGCCTCATGCAGCTCGCCAACATTGACAATGTCGCCGGAGCCGCCAACAAAGACCTGCCCGGCACCCGCATCGATCTGATCCTTGACGCGATCTCCTGGCCGTCCGGCCAACGCTCCATTGACCTCGGCGACACCGAGCTCGAGAACGACCCCGGCGGCTTCCGGCCCGCCCTCGGCGCAATCCAAACCGTCGAACAATCCGACCTGGGCGCGTTCTTTGTCGACCACGACGGCAAAGCGATCTATTACGACCGCGCCAAATTGGCTCAAAAAGCAAACGGCACGCCATACGAATTCGACGACACTGGCACCAACATCCAATACCAAGACATCGACATCAACTACGACGAAACCGAACTCGCCAACGAAGTCACCCTCACCCGCCTATCAGGCTCGCCCCAAACCGTGTCGGACTCGGCATCTATCGACGAATACTTCCTACGGTCGTACAACCGATCAGGTTTGATGATGGAAACCAACGCGACCGCATTGGCTCGAGCAGGCCAAATTCTCAACTACCGCAAACAACCACGTTTCCGCATCGACAGTTTCACCCTCGACATGTCCAGCGACAGCAACCGTGTCGCAGCCGGCCTTGCCATGGAAATCGGTGATCCTGTCGTCGTCACCAAATCCATGGCCGGAGGGACCGACATCACCCTACGCCTAACCATCCAGGGCCACACCAGCGACATCACACCTGACCGCTGGATTAGCACATTCACTACCGCTTACCCACTAGCACCCGCCTTCATCCTTGGATCAACCGAATTCGGTATCCTTGGCACGAGCACCTTTTAGGAGACATTTATGGCTTGGCCTACAAAAACCAACTTTGTTGATGGTGATGTTCTTACCGCCGCACAAGTCAACAACATCGGCACAAACCTCAACGTATTCAACCCAACCTCGGCCACCAACGGCCAGGTTTGGATCGCCAACGGTTCCGGTGGCGGAGCCTACGGAACGGCCGGTGGAGGCATGACGCTCATCACCTCGGGAAGCCTGGCCGGCGTCAACACGGTGACGTTGTCCAGCATCCCAGGCACCTACGAACATCTTGAACTGAACATTTTTGAGGCCTATACCAGCACAACTAACCAAGTTTTGGTCGTCAACCCCAACAATGCAGCCACAGGTGCTCGAGCCGTCGGCTTCTACCAATACGGCGACGCGCTCACGACCTTCGTCGGGCAAGCAGATAACAGCGCAAACCCTGGAAACATCGAGGAGCTCGTTTACACGCCCTCAAGTGCAACAACTCGCGCTTTTTGGTCGTACCGCTATCTGAACTATGCCCAAGCCACCAACAACCGCAAAGTCATCACCAGCACCAGCCTCGGCGTCAAAATTGGCACCAGCAACGTGACGGCCCAAGGTTTCGCAGTAGGCACAGTCGACATCACCGCCGCAATCACATCTCTTGTCCTATCCACCCTCGGTGGCACAAACTTCACCACCGGAACCTACGAACTATGGGGTATCAAGTGACCGCAATTATTCACGACTGCGAAACCGGCCAAATTACCGAGGTCGAGGACAAAACCGACTATTCGGCGATCCGCACCGAAATGGCATGGTCGGCCCTGCGATCGGAACGAAACCGGCTACTTGCCACTTCGGACTGGACCGTATTGGGCGACTCGCCCACACCGACCGCAGCTTGGAAAACATACCGTCAGGCCCTTCGTGACCTTCCGGCCAACACAGCCGACCCTCTGAACGTCGTTTGGCCGACACCGCCATCGTGAGGCCGTACACCGGCAACCGTGACCGGTCCAGCGGTGCTCGAGCAGGCACCCGCCGATTCGTCGACTGGATGGTATTCCTGTACGGCGTCCGCAACCTCGGCATCTACGCCAACCGCAAAGTCAACGGGCCCGGCACCGGCTGGTCCGTCCACGCCACCGGCCGCGCCTGCGACCTCGGTGGCAATCGCGACCAACTTCGCAACGCAATCGACTTCGCCTACCAGCATCGCGACCGGCTTGAGGTCGAAGCGATAGGCGACTACTCCGGCGCATGGATACCGACCAAAGGGTTCGGAGCCGCCTACCGATGCGACCGTGACCGCGGCGGCCTGCTGTCCGGCTGGACGGTCTACGACTCCAACAAGATCGGCCGCGGTGGCTCATGGACTCACATCGAGATCAGCCCTACCATGGCAGACAGGCCCGACATGGTGGACGCCACGTTCACCGCAATCCTGAACGAATTGACCTAACCGTCGGAGCCATAGTGAACATCGCCAACCCCTCGAAAGCCCTGATCGCCCTGGTCGGCATGATCTGCATCACGATCCTCATGGGCGTCGACGCCATTACCTCGGAGACCGGCGTGCCGATCCTCACCACCATCATCGGCTATGCGGTCGGCAACGGAATCGCCGCTAAGCAGGGCCAACCCGTCGAACCCATCATCGGCAAAAAGAAGTGACTTGACCTTGCCCGACTGACTCGGTAGACCCAGGTGTACACCTGGACCCGACAGACAGGAGCAAATAATGAACATCAAACGCATGGGCCTCGGCCTTGCCTTATGTGGCCTAGCCGTATGGATTTGGCCTTCCGGCCCCGAACCCCAAGCCGAACCAGTCGACACGGCCCCCAACACCGTCGTCATCATTCGGCCAACCAGCACCACCAGCTCAAGCACTTCCACGATCGTCACGACGACCACAGTGCCGCCGACGACCACCACGACACTCCCAGCCATACCGGTCGATCACGTCTGCTACGACTGGCTCCCAGCCATGCTCGAGGCCGGCTGGCCTACCGACCCCGACATCCTCGCCACCGCCCTCACCATCATGTGGCGCGAGTCCCGTTGCACACCGACCGCCGATTCGGGTCCCGATCACGGCCTGATGCAGATCAACCGTTATTGGTGCAAACCGTCCCGTTACACCGCCAACGGCTGGCTGCAGGACCGCGGGCTCGTCACAGACTGTGACAGCCTGTTTGATCCGGCCACCAATCTCCGGTCGGCCTTGGCGATCTACCACTACAGCCTTGATCGCAACGGCGACGGATTCCTGCCGTGGACGACGTACAGCGGAGCGTGACTTGGCAGGAACGAGCCGCCTGCCTCGACCTACCCCTGGAAACCTTCTTTCCACTGCCAGGCCCGCACATGATGAAACAGATCAAGGCCGCTAAGGCGATCTGTGCCACTTGCCCCGTCCAATCCGACTGTCTCGAGTACGCCATGACGTTTGTCCGCGGACGCTACATCATGCTTCCAGGCATCTATGGCGGTACCACCGAGTCGGAAAGATGGAAATTGGCGCGCACCCGTGTGATAAACAGTCACTAAACCCTCACCGACAGGAGGAAACCCAATGGACCTATCCAACTATGTGGACGTCGCGACGCGACTGAAACTTGCCCTTGAGAAGTGGCCTGACCTAAGGGTTCAGGAAACAGGGCGCGAACTGCTTGAGGTCGGCGACAAGCTCTACCTCGTCTGCACCGTCACCGCATGGCGATCAGCCGACGACCCGATCCCGTCGATCGCCTCGGCCTGGGAGCCACTGCCTGGCGTCACCCCGTACACCCGCAACAGCGAATTGATGGTCGGCTTCACGTCAGCCCTTGGCCGCGCTCTCGGCTACATGGGCATCGGCATCCAAGGCTCAATCGCGTCGGCCAATGAGGTGCAGGCCCGCCGTGAGGACGCAGAAGCCCCTACAAGCCCGCAGGAGCCTCGCAGGGCCCCGGTCGGCTCCGCTGTCCCACAATCCGGCGACGGCCCCTCACAGGCCCAACTACGGATGCTTCAGGCACTCAAATACACTGGCCCGACACCGCGGAACAAGCGTGAAGCCTCCGGCCTGATCGACACTCTCAAGAAAGCCCAACAGCAGTTGGACGACATGAAGGCCGCGCCGGAGGACCCGTTCTGATGGGCACCATCCTTCCGCTACCCCGCACCAAGGTCATTGGCCTGACACCTGGCGAGATGACGTTGGCCCGTACCGAAGCCGAAGCCCGACAGGCGGCGATCCGTGCTCGAGGCGCAACCAGCAACGGCCCCACTAACCAGTCGATTGACAACGACATGATCGGCGTCATGGGCGAAATGGCGTTCGCCAAATGGTCCGGCCTGCCATGGGTTGCCAGCAAAGGTGCCGACTATGACGAACACGGCTACGACGTCGGAAACTGTGAGGTGCGTACCCGCCGCCTCCAGTCGGCCGGCCTGGACATGACCGTGAAAGCATCAGCCCAACAGAAGTATGGGCCCGACCGCATTTATGTCCTGGCCTGGGCCAGCCCACGCAACAACCAGGTGCGACTCGTCGGCTACACCACCCTGGGCTTTATCGTCGACTATGGCACCTTTCACCACACCTGGAACGCCTGGGTCCTACCCTGGCGACTTCTCGTCGACCTGGAGGATTTCGGTGCCCGAGAACGCTGACATTGGCAAGATTTTCAAGGTCAACGAGAAAGCCCTGCAGAACGCGGTGGTCGAGCTCGCCCGCCTGTACGGCTGGCTTGTCCACCACACTCGCCCGGCACAGATGCCGTCCGGCCGGTGGGCCACACCGATTCAGGGCAACGCAGGTTTTCCGGATCTTGTTCTCGTCAAGGGGCACCACACCATTTTCGTCGAGCTGAAGTCGGCGATCGGCCGCACCAGCCCACAACAGGACGCCTGGATCGCCGCACTACGCGAAGCCGGCCAAGAGGTCCACATCTGGAGACCTCGAGACATCAACACCATCAAGGACCGACTCAGTGAAAGGGATTAACTACATGGAACACCTGATCAGGCAACTCGCCGAAACAACCCGCGTCATGGAGATCGCGACGCAACAGATCGAAGTGTTGAAGCACAAGATCCATGACCTGGAGATTGAGAACCAGCGGCTCCGCGACCAACTGGCCTTCCGCTGCACCCAGTACGACGAGGTCGTCGGCATGAACCAAGGGCTGGTCAGCATGGTCGAAGCCCTGGAGGCCGACAACAAAAACCTCAAGGTCCGAGTGGCCCGCAACGTTGAGCGCATCCGACGCATGGAGGAAGGCGAACTGTGATCGCCGAAGTTGTCATCTCGGACTATTGGGCCGACCGCATCCA